TTATTTTTGTGGAGATGTTGTATTGGTTGTGTAGAAACGGACTGAATTTTTTGATTGTAAAGCAGCGCGATAACGCTCATCTGCTATACCAAAAATATCAAGTGCCTTTTTTGCCCCCGGATTTGATTGAAGAAAATCATCGATTTTCTTTTCTAGCGCTTTTGATTCATCTATTATTTTTTCCATACTGGTCCTCCAGTAATATAACTAAATTTATTATAACTTAGCAATCAACTCGATTCCAAATTTAAAATATTTCTAATATATCGTTCTGTTTTTTGTTCTACTATTAATGTACAGATATGCCCACCGTATCCTATCGGCATATCTGTACATTAATCAATCACGCCTTGTGAACTGCTGGCCAATTCTAATCGTATTCCATCTTTCTTACAGGTGCTTCAGCTGCTACCCATCGCCCCGACTGCCGTTCCAGGTACGCCAAAGCAACGCCGCCGATAGCAAACAGGATGATCAGCGGAAGATAGATAATATCGCCAAGTTTCATGCTATACACCCAGGTAATCGCGTAAGCTGTGGAAAACAGCGTTGTAGGTAGTTTCGCCAGCTGCGTTGACAGCAAGGCCTCCGGCGAAATACTTGCCATCTAAATAGTGCGAACCATTCATGCGCCCAAGCTCGAAATTTCCAGTGGGTGCTCTCATTGTGGCAGCTGCCGTGCCGGTTGTTTTCGTGCCGTTGACCGTCAGCGCCATCAGGGTTGATGCGATAAACTGCGCCCGGATCACGTACCGGGTGTTTGCCGCCAGCGCCCCAGATGGGCAATAGGATGATACGCCCCCCGACGAGAATGTTTCAAACTGGAGTTTTGCCAGACCACCGGTTTCATACAGATAGAGCATCCAGCTAGGCGTGGTTTGCCCATTGCGGTATATGGTTTTGATTTGACCAGCCGTTGGCAGAACATCAAAGCTCACTACTGCCCAGATATCGAGATAGTTGACATCGTTGAACGCCGCCTCGTTGGCACGGTGATACCATTGGTTTGTGCCGTTTAAATCTGTATAGTTGATAGGTGGGAATGGGCTGTTTTGATACTGCGCATCTGCAGGACCATTGTTTGGCGTCAGGTGGTGATCTGCGCCTAGCCTGTCCATCAGGGATGATGCGGCAGCGTTGCCAATATACCCGTTACCGTGCCAAACCATCCTCATGCCTGGAATCGACAAAAGGCTGCCAATCGGGTCGGCATTGATGGCAGGCGTTTGGATTGGATAAGCTACGCCAGAGCGAACGAAGTTGAAGTGTTGGTCTTTTCCAAGATTGTCATCATACGAAGCCTCAGAGCCGATCCTCATAGATGGCCTGGCGCTCGGCATGGCTTCCGTTGAGCCAGCCCCGAACTTTGCCGTTACTTTTCCGCCCAGAGTTTTGCGACGATCCGCCATAAAGTTAATCTCGGCATCTTCCCCCGCTGGAAGCTCGTCATTCGTTTTTACGAAAGCCGTGTTGAGCCCACCAGCAATAAAGGAATAAAACCATGCAATAACCTGGTTGTTATCCCCGGTCTGAAACATCATCGAACCAACTCCCCCGTTGTCGTCCACCACAAAACCGGTTTGGTTCATCGATGCCAAAACATCCCAGGCATTCCAAGCATTGCTCTGCCGAATCACATCAATTCTGGCGCTGGCTCCAGCAGAAAGCTCGATTCGGTAATCTCCGTTTTGTCCGATCACGATGTAAGGAGTTCCTTCTGTCCATGCGTTGGCTCCAGATCCATCCACATTTCTGGTGATGTTATAGGTCGTGCCGCTCACCAGCGTCCCGACTTTAAGCCATTCGGTGGACGGGTTTCCCGCCGTGTCTTCTGCTGTAATCTGTATCCAGTCGTTGGGAGTCATGGCCCGGCCAAAATTGTATGTTGTTTGCACGTTGGTCATGGCTGCCGGCAGCGTGTCGGCATCTTTGGCTATGATGATCTTGTTCCCTAATACCATAATCTGCTCCTTTGAAAATAATGTTGCCGCCAGCTCTGCAACGCGCAGAGTGCGGTATCGTTTTGTCGCGAGCCCGATATCATACAGTTCGCCCGCCTCAGGCTCGACATGGCGGGTTTTGAGCAGCCCTTGGAATGTGTGATTCCCGGTCCATATTGCTGTAAGGGCCTGGTAGATATTGTGGCGATGATCTTCCCTGGCATATTTGAGAGCGGTCCCAACGGTTGCGCCCGAGTTACTAACGACGGTTGGCGCAGCCGTTGCGGCATCGCTCTCAAGGATCGCCGTAGCTGGTAACTGGCCTTCGGTCAACGTGCCGGTGTGATCCGCGCCGCTGATGGCATGGGCCTGGGCATGATGTTGATCTGCCGTCACGCCTCCAAGGTCGCTGTGCTGGAGCTGCGCCCAGGCCGCCGCGACAGCGCTGGTAGCTCGCAGGACCCAGCCCAGGGCAGCGCCGCTGATGGTGTGATCTGCACCTAATCCTGCGTTTGTTGCCAGAGTATGTTGCTGATTGTGGTGATCGTTTGCGGTGCGGCCAGTCGTGGCGGAATGCGCCACTACCCCAGAACCATCAGCGCCATTGTGGGCATGGCTTTGGGCATGGTGCTGATCCGCAGTCACGCCGCTCAAATGATTGTGAGCATGGGCATTGGCCTGGGTGCGAGTGCCGTGCTGCGCATCTGAGATATTCCCTGTATGGTGCGCGCTGTTCAAATCGTGCGGGCTCGGTGCAAACGGACCTGATCCGCCGCCAGCCGATGTAATCCAGCCCAGAATTGTGCTCTTGAATTTCTCTAAATCTTCACGTTTCATTGATTAATATCCTCCATCTTTCCCGATAGAAAACACATCCCGCTGCCCTACCGGCTTGTAGGATGCGGTGCCGGTCCGCCAGGTCGCAGACTCGATCAAAAACGGGTGAATTGTCGAGTAATTGCCCACCACAGTTGGTGCAGATTTGAGCGTGGCCCAGCGCCCCACAGCCTGATCCAGCCTGGCAGCATCCAGCACCAGGTCGGCGATATTTTCCAGTTTTCCATCCTCTCGCAAGCGCAGATCTGGAGTGCTGGCAGATGGCAGCGCATCGATGCGCAATACCCGCGACCGGTTTACGATTGCCGCCAAACGGCCACCGCTGCTCGTGCCTAACTTAAGCAGCTCCTCGATCTGGCTCTTGGCGTTTGTCTGTCCGTCCCGGAATTGATTTGTGCTCAACCCGCTCACTGCTGCCAGGTGGGCACCCGTCAGCAGTGGCGTAAATGTGGCCACCATCGCGGCTGCCTGGTCGAGCGTGGCTGCTGCGGCTGTGCCGCCGTTGGCGTAGTAGCGCCAGGAGAGCACGTCCCACCAACCGCGCAGTTCAAGCTTGATCCTGTCTCCACCAAAAGCGGCCACGACCGCATTTGGATAGCGATACTCAGACAAGATCCGATCTCGCCTGGCCTCAGCTGCCGCGGCTGTGCCATCTGACATGTTCTCGAGCAACTCGCGCTGGCCATATTCGCTGATCGACTCATTTGCCAAGGCCCATGCAGTCGTATTTTGCCCGCTTGGGGTCGTTGCACCGGCGGGCATATTGGCGTAGGTTACAGCCACCGCGTTATACATGCCGTCCAACGAGATCCCCACACCCAGCGTACCCTGTGGAATCGTAGCTGCCTGCACAAAGCCCCACCAGACCGGCGTTCCCTTGTCATCCAGGATCTCTACCGGGCAGCGCAATAGCTTGGCTGCATCCCAGCGATAGACATTATCTGGTGCGCTCAGGCTGGCAATGGTTGGCCCGCCATAAATGGACCAGTCAAAAGACTCAGCTGTCCATTCGAAAGGCGTGGCCAGCGGCCCGCTAAAGTCACGTTTGGAAATGACAACTTGCATCACAGACTCCTTCGGCGAGGCCGGTAGTACAGGCGTGCAGTATAGGTTTGCAGCCGGCGGTAGCTGTTTCCAACCTCCGCCCCCAGGACGTAGATCCGCTGATCGCGGCCTGGCTGCAAACGGATGCCGCCGCCTTCGGTTGTCCAGTCCGCAACATTTACGCCCGCCACAACCCGGTACACGCGTTCGTTGATGCCGTCCGTAACCAACTTTTCGTTCAGCGCCAGCCCTGAGCCAATACAGGTCAGTTTCTGCCAGCTATTGCCTGGCCCGACCGGCGAAAGTTGCACAAAATCAATAGCCAGGTTGTGTGTACCGGCAGACAAGCGCTGGCCATACAGCTCCAACAGCAAATTGCTCGATCCTGAAACAATCCCGCCTGGTGGCAGTTGCATCGTATCCAGCACCAACATCTCAATGTCATAAGCAACTGGGGCCAGGGCCCCCTCGCTGATCAAAGTGGACCCGGTCGGGTTGCGCAGTTGGAATTGCAGGTACAGATCGGTGTAGGCTGTGCCATCATTCCTGAGCATGGCATGCACCTGCCCACCTGCCATCGCATCCAGGCTGGCAGCATTCAGCGTCCATGAGAGCAGCTTTGTTTTGGTTGTCACCGCCCAGGAAACGGATTTCTTGCTGCCACCGCTGGCATTGGCATCCGCGGTGTTTACACCGCCAGTAGCGGCCTCGCCCTGAATGAAATGAACAAACGACGCCGGCGAATCGACCTTGTGATGCAGCCAGATCTCGCGGATGAAAGGATTGGTGGCATATGTGTGGGTCAGTTCCAGCCTGGTGCGCGCTGGCAGATCGCCCAGCACAGCCGCCCCAGATACCGTTACCCAGTTCTCGGTCGTACTGTAATTCTCGTTGCCAACAACCCGCCCACCGGTCCCGCTGCCGCTGGCGTTGGTCAGGGCCAACTCTGCTTCAGGCCCTTCCCAGCCAAACTCGCGCTTTACAAAAACTTGCAAGCGCGCATAGTCAGAGTTGTGCCAAAACGGAGCCGGGCCTATTTGGGCAATGCCATCATGAACGCGAGTGCGATACCAGTCCGACTCATTGACCCGGACTTCGAGATAAACACGTTTGTTCTTTTCGTCTCGCGCCACCCCAAAACATTGCTCCAGGCCATCAATAGCGGTTCGAATTGCTGAAAAGCTGCCAAGCACATCCAGGGTTTCTGCCACAGGTGCATTTTCCTGCCCCATAGCAGTCGGGATATATTTTGTCAGTTTGAGCTGACTGCTGCCTCCGGACGAGTCTTCAGACAGCCAGGTCGTGCTTGGAGATAGATCAGCGCATACAATGCGAGCTTCGTAGATCATGCTGTGCTGCCTCTCATTTGGATAATTTCGGCTACCCTGTAAGCGAGCGCTTCCAGATCCAGAACTGAATTGCCCTGGATCTCAATAATGATTCGTTCTGCCTCGGCTGGGGATGTTTTATCGCCGCGCAGCTGCGGACCGGCGGGTGCATGCTGCGATGCGGGAGAAGGATTGGATGCCGGCAAACCGGCTGGAGCCGAAGCGCCAGGCGCTGTAGAAGTCTCGGATGCTGATGCGCCCCCGCCCCCTGTTAGCCAGTTGGGAAGCTTTACGCTTTTCAAGGCTTCAGTCATGTTGCCAATCAGCTCAATAACATTACTGATTGCCTCCGATATCGCCTCAAAAGCTTTCAACAGTGCCCCACTCATAAAGTTTCCAAAACCTTCAAGAGCCGGAGATAAAGTTTCTTTGACGAAACCTCCAAACTTTTGGAAAATGGGCCAGATTTTATCTTTCATCCAATGACTAACCTGTGACAAGGCAGGCAGCAAAACGTTTTGCCATAACCCGGCCATGACAGTTAGGGCCAGGTTGAACACAACAGCCCAAAAATCTGCCAGCGCCATGAAAAGCGGGAACAGGTTTGCGCTGATCCATTCATAGACCGCCAGCATCGCGGGCAAGAGGTTGTTTGTCCAGATCCCGCTCATCCAAGCCAACCCGCCGCCGATCTGATCCCGGATCGTGCCGCCCAATACCACCAGGAACGGCCACAGAACAGTGCTCATCCAGCTCCACACAGAACTCAGTGCCGTTTTGACATTCTCCACGATCGGCAGCACTTCCTGTTGGATGCCGCCCCAGTTTTCTGTCCAGGCGGTATACAACAGATAAGCTGCTGCGCCCACCAGGCCAATCACCAGCAGCACTGGCCACATGGCTGTCACGAAAGCGATCACAGCTGGGATCGCCGCGGCAACCGATGTGTATGCAAACGCCAGGATTGCTGCCCCAATCATTGCCAGGGCTGCTACAACCACGCCTTTATTCTGATCCAGCCAACCCAGGCCATTTTCCAAACCTGTGGCAATTTGTGGCATCCACTCCAGAACCATCCCGCCAAATTCCTGCACCTTCAGGGATAGTTGTTCAATGAACGCTTGGGTTTCCGGTCTTGAGACGAATGCTGCAAACATGCCAATTGCCTCGCCTGCAATGTTACGCAGCACATCCCCCATCGGGGCGAGCTGAACCGTGAGCCCATTGGTGAATTGGTTCCACATCTCAGGCCAGTCTGCCGTGGCAGCTGATGTATCCATGATCGCGCCTTCAGCATTTCCCAGGGCAGCAACCATGTCATCGATATCGAAACGGCCCTCGCGGATGGCGGCTGCCATATCGCCAGCTGCACGCGCGCCAAAAACATCCATTGCAATGGCGAGCGCTTCACTGCCGCTCGCTGCATTTTTGATACTTTCGAAGGTGTCATCCAAGCCCTGGCGCAGTGGGATGTTCTGATCCGCGAAGTGACCAGCAGCCTGGCGCAGAGATCCCATCACCAGCTCTGCGTTCACACCTTCTTTTTCCCATTTCGCGAAGAGCGCAATTGATTCATCCAAGCCAAAGTTCATGTTGCGCATCGGCGCACCAAACTGGACAACATTCGTCATCAACTTATCCACACCCACACCAGTGAGCTGGCTGGCACGGAATATCTTGTCCAGCAAGATATCATTCTCTTCCAAGGGCACGGCCCAGTCACCCATAACTCGGGCAAATAACCCCGCATTGACTTGGATATCACCACCAAGCAGATCTGTCATGCGCAGTAATTTCATAGATGATGTTTCCAGCATGCCATCGGTTAGACCCAGGCGAATATTTAACTCGCTGACGGCCACAGCCGCACTGTTTGCATCCGTAGGAATTGACGAAAATACATTGTTGAACGATTGCTGCAAACCATCCAATGCTTCGCCTGTTTTTCCTGTGCCAATCCGAATCGTGTCATAGGCTTCATCAATAGTTTCACTGGCAGTCCAGGTAGCCACGCCAATCCCTGCCACAGCCGCCGCCCCGGCTGCCAGTGCACCAACTACAAGCGTTCCGCCGATGGCGGACAAACCATTGACAGCGCGATCAGAGAAGTTTCCAGTCAACTCTTGCGATTCACGCAAGGAAGCCGAATACTCAGATACATCTCCAACTAATTTGACAACCAGGGTGGCGATTGTGGTCATGATCTGTTTTCTTTCTTCGCATCAGCCAGTACTTGCAGAACGCGTTTCATCTTCATCCAATGCGGCTCTTCTTCTTCCGGTTCGCTTTCACCATCTACAACGAGCACATTCGATTCGGCAGGCAGGAAATCTGACATTTCGTATGGTTCAGGCTTGGCATCCGGATCTCGGTTCGCATTGGCCAGCAACATGGCCAGTAGTGCGGTTTGTTTCCACGGAGCCCCGAAAGGCTCCAGAATGGCGTAGGCCTCCCATTCGCGCAGTTGTTCTACGCTAAGTTCGGCCAATATGCCATCAACATCCAAACGGCCCGCCACAGTCGCTAGGCGGTAGGCGAAGCGGCGGGTTGGTCGTTTTTTAGGCCCTGCACCATCTCCTGCAAGTCTGCCTCGCTCATCCGGTTCAGGCGTTTGGCCGCAGCAACAACTCGGTCCAGGGCCGCCCCAGACTTGCGCCCCAGATCGGCGATTTCGTTTTCTTCGAAGATGCGCTCGCCGTTTTCATCCACAATGCAGCGCACCGCCAACTTGGCGCGCACATTGACCATGTTCGGCTTTTGCACAACAGTCCCACCCTGCTGATGGATGATCGTCAGTGAAGCTTCGAAGGCATCCTTCTCGGCAGCGCTCAAACGGCGCACACGCACAGTTCCGCCCCATTCCGGCACGGATACATCCTCAAAGGCAGAATCATCCGCGGCAAGGATTTGTTCTTTTGTCAGGTAATTTTTTGGCATGATCTTTCTCCTACAGCGGGGTCAATGCGCCGGTGATGTCCAGCTCGATCGAAGCGGTCAGCTTGCCTTTGACCTTGGCTTCGAATTCGGTATCCACGTAAGCCCAAAATTCGAAACCGCTGGAATCAGGAAAAACAATCTGAAACTTTTCCTTGGTCTGGGCCAGGGCAGCAGCAACCATGCCAGTTGTTTTGTTGTGGGTTGCCTCAGCTGCGACAAACTGCAAGTCAAAGGTGACCTTGCCGCCGTCCTTCATAACGGAAATCTTCTCGACCCAACCGCCTGAACCGTGGTGGGTCGCGTCTTCGCGCTGACCTGAAATTTTCGGACCCTTGATATCGAGCAGTTCAGCGATCGTGGCAAGGGTTACATGGGTGGCGCGATCCGCCATTTTTACAAGTGTTCCGTGAGATGAAATAGCATTAGTAGTCATGCTTTAGCCCTCCTTACGGCAAAGCGATTACTGCAAATTTGATAGCTGCGTTATTGGCTTCCAGGTAAACCTTGCCATCTGGCTGCACCCAGCCAAGCGTGCGCACGGGGCCCATGTGGGCAATCTCGCCTGCATCGATTGAATATGCGCCAATGTCGCCGGTCCGGTTCTGCGGGTCCGGTGCGCTGGTCGCAGTCGCAGTGTACACAGATGCGCCAGAGTTCCAAGCCAGAACCAGATCATTGCCGGTGGGTACAAATTCGTTTTTGTTGGCAACATCCGCTGCCGTAAAAACGATATCAAGTGAATTAGCGGCAATCGGCAAGGTGGGATAAGCACCCTTGGCCGTGGTCTTAGGTAAGTTCGTTCGTGGCATTGTTCAATACCTCCTTGAGATCGACTTCATAAACGCCAACCAGGTTCTGCTCCTGGCTGACAACATTACCGTTTTTGTCTGCCACCAAAATGCCGCTGGGCCTTTTGGCTGGCTCGCTCAAAAACTTGGGGAAATGCACCTGCTCGATGTGCTGCAGGATCGCTTCTTGGCGCATACAATCGAACTGGCACAGGCCGCATCTGTATTGTGGCTGGCCGGACCACTCACCAACTGTGTAAAGCTGCTCAATCACCGCAGGCTCTTTAAGTTGCTGGCTTTCGTGTTTGACTCGTTTTGCCATCTTTACCTCTTGTGTTGGATCACAACATCGATGATGACCCTGCACCGCCCTGTGTCCGGGTCCGGATCATCCATCTTGCCTTCGATGAAGGCGGAAAATACCTGCTCGCTGCCCATCAGGCCGTTGTAGTTGCTCATGGCCAGCACAACTTCACTCGCCAGTGTTTTTGAAGCCAGTTCGTCAGCGCCCCAGCAATCCAGTTGGTATCGCGGTTCTTTCACGCTGCTCTCGCCGCCCTGGGTGTATTCGATGCCTGGTGACACTTCGCTGTACACGATCGCAGGCAACCGAAGGCCTTGCGGCAGCCGCATCGGTTTTACCCGGTTGCCGGCAGATGTTGCTGCAGAAACCAAAAAGGTATACAGGCCTTCATCAAACATTGCTGGCCTCTATGATCAGCTGCTTCAGAACTTTTCCGATCGCTTCTTGGGCTTTGGCCTGGTTGGCATCGTATGCCGGGCGCAAGTACGGCCTGGCCGGAATGGTCACCGACTCCTTGAGCACGTACTGGGCCTGACCGCCATCATCCACCAACAGCAATGTGCCGCCGCTGGTTTTTGTCAGATGTAGGTTTTTCCCCACCGGCGAATCCTTCATCCCACCAATTGGGATAGCCAAATACTTGCCTTTCTTGGCCCTGATCGTCCCGCCATACTCGTGGATCGGCGCATATTCCAGGTTGGTGCCGATCGCATCGGCCACCCGAGTCGGGGTGATCTCCTCGTGCTCGCTCGTCAGCGACCGGCTCAGCGTGCGAGTCCGGATCAAACCCTGATCCTTGATGTTCTTGCGGGCACCGTTCAGGATGACCATGCTGCCTGCATCTGTGGCCAGCGCCAAATTCGCACCTTGCACAACTTCATCCAGGGCGTTGAATTTCCTGAGCAATTCTTCAGTACCGATCACGCTGCTTTTCATCGCACCAACCTCACGGTCAATTCAGTCAGCACATTCTGGCTGTCCGGGGTCGCCAGCAGGATATCGTAGGAAACGCCGTCGACGACCGCCTGCATTTCTTCGGTGATTTGCCGATACGCGGCATTCAGCATGATGATGTGGGTCGCATCCAGATAAACCTGCTGTTCAGTGCGCCGCTCTCCACCCTGGGCCGGGGCCACGTGGCAGGCCAGCCCGTTGTGACCAGGCAGATCGCTGTAACTCCGCACCTCGCCGCCGATTGCATTGCTGCTTTTTACCGGCTGGCGGATGGTGCAGGCTTGCGCGAAGAAATCGCGCTCCAGCGTTTGCATCAGGCGTGGGTGGATCAAACGGCTCACCATTACAGCTCGCCTCGCAACATTTGGTTCCAAATGCGTTCCCGCTGGGTGAACACATCGCCGGCAAACTCGGCGATCTCGAACAAACCGCCATCACCGGCATCAGCAAGATCTGCTTGATCGCGCAGGATTTTAGCGTGCTCTCTCAGCGCACGAGCTGTGGCTGCACCATCGGTAGACAGGGACAGGGTCCGAACAACTTTCAACACCATGACCTGATTGCTGGCCATGCTCTCTAATGCATCCGCCGCCGCGCGGCGAACATCGCTGGCCATATCCAAAAATGCCTGAAGCTCCTCGTCCTGGAAGAAAACGTTTTGCTCATCCTTGTCCTGGATGATCATGCGCATCTTGCCAATACTGGTTGTGGGATCGTAGGTATAGGTCATTGTTCAACTCTCTCTCCCTTCCCCTGGACGCTATCGAACTATGCGCCCAGGGGAAGGGTCTGTATGCTGACAACTAACTGCCGCTGCCGTTGCTGGCCTGCGTCATCTTCGGGTCCAGACGAGAACCGCCAAAGACATGCCGAACCTTGTATTCACGGGTATCGGTGTCAAAGTCGAACTCTTCCGAGCCGCCACTCGCGCGTACCGAATTGGGAGCCTTCATAAAGATTTCCGGCTCTTCATGCCCGATCAGGTGGCCCAGTTCGAGCGCAGGGCGACCATTGTCCGGGTTGCCGAACAAGAACCAGCTGGTTTTTCCGTTGGCAGAACTTGCCACCAGCGGGATGTAGTGATCGACATTCAACCGGAACTTGTTTTTCATCCAATTCGCAGATGTGATCTTCTGATTTGATGTGCCACCTTTTTCGGTGTACTCAATCTGAAGCGCATTCAAGATGTTCTGAGCCGTCACTTCCAGGCTGGGCGGTACAACCAACTCAACCATCTCGATCACAATCGGCTCGCCTTTTTCATCCACCTGCTCAGTCAACTTCTCCAGAGCGGTGGTCAAGCCAGCTATGGAGAGCGCTGGGTTCCCGGTCACGATGTTCTTATTGCCAACCGTGTAAAACGAGGCATGTGGCCCATTGGCATCCACATGCAGTTGGGTAACGAACTTCTGTTCGCTGCGGCGAGCCGCGCGACCCAGCCGCACAGGCATGTCGGTCAAGCTATCGAGATCATCATTGACGAACGTTTCCCAGGTCAAACCAAGCTTGCGCCCGAATTTGCTTACTGAGTAAGTGAAGGGAGAGTTTTCTTCCATCTTATCGATCGGATACTCTTCCTTTTGCTTGACCCCCGGCAAAATCTGGTCAGCGCCATAAACACTGAAACGCTTGACCGTGCGGAAATCGCGCACCCGGGACATTTTGACGTAATTGCGATACGTTGCCCCCGCCTCACGATAGGATGCCAGCACCTGGCGATCCAGGATATCGCCGAAGAGATAAGGGAAATCGCTGGTCGTCATCGCTTCCTGAAGCTGGCGCATCGAGCGACGGCCCTTGACAATATCGGCCATAAATTTCGCAGCTTCGGCCAGGCGCTGCTGGTAATCCTGGCGCTGGCGTAAGTTGCCATGCCGAATGCCGGTGCCCTCGCCTTGGAACAGGCGCTGCACGCTGGCTTCCTCGGCGCGAATACTTTCAACTAATTCGAGTAGTTCCATGTTCTTCTCCTGCTGGACTATGCCAGCATCACTTGGATGGTGTCAGTGCCGCCACTTGTGACGGTTTCCCACGCATACCCAAATAAGCGCCCTGTATTTTTCTTCGAGAGCTTCGGGGTATCCGCGTCGACATAATAGATTTTGTCGCCAAAAGCGACCGCAGAGTTACCAACGCCGTCAATGGCCTTAACTGACAGATCGTAAACATGGCCTTGGGTGAAATCCACGACCGTTTTGCCGTCAGCCTGTTCGGCATCCAGGGCAACACCGCACTTTTCGCCAAAGCGTACCGGATCGCCACTTACTGGGGTGGCCGGATCGGAGCAGGTTACAGCCAGTCCGTCACAGCCGTTGTAAATCAGGTTTTTTGCCATGTCTCACCTTCTTGTTTATTTGCGGCCAGCCGCGGCAACTTTCGCGCCGCTTTCGCTCAGGCCGAGGGTTTGGAACGATTCCAGTAAAGATTGTTCTGCCTCACTGGCATCAATCTCATCACTGGCTTCATCCTCGTTGCTGCCGCCCATGCCGCGGATGCGGCCCAGACCAGCGGCTTCCACCAGATACTGCACCTCGGCCTTCACGGCTTCAGTTATCTGGGTCTCAAAGGCAACCTTATCCAAGGCACCATCCTTCACCGGCGCAGCTTCAGCCAGGTTCTTGGCCAGGCGTGTGCGAGTGATCGCGGGCAGGTCAGTTTTGGCCAGAGCCGCATTGACATGATCTTTTGCCTCACGCAAAACCAGCGCTTCTTGCGCACGTGCATTGGCATTCTTCGCCTCGTCCAGTTGGGCCTGGAGCGTGGCATTGGCTTCCTGCAGTTGTTGCAGTTGGTCCATTTTTGCTACCTCCTCAAGGGGTTTTTGAATGCTCACGTCTCCAGTAGACGTGGCTGAAACAACGCGGGGTTTCCGCGCAGATTCGAACATTGTGATGATTTCGCCACCGGCACCGGCAGCGGTAACAAAATCAACTGAGCGCCCAGCTGTGAGCGCATCAACGACCGGTCCCTGCTTGCCTTCAGCCTCACCTTGTTTGGCAGTTCCAAACGCACGGATGCTCACGCCAATATGCGGGGCCAAATCATTTACTTTGTTGCGATAATGCTCCATGACCAATGCATCGGCATACAGGCCCGGACCTTTTGGGCCATTTTCTTGCCAGTAGGCATCACTTGTCAGTACTGCTGCAAGATCATCCAGTTCTCGCTCCGGTCGTTCGGCTTCTTCTCTTTGGGTAGGGTGATCCCAATACATGTGCAGACCTTTGGCAAAGACCCGCGGTCCATCTCGCTCCAGAACTTCAGCTGGGTAGTAGCCGGAAGAACCCCAACCTGGCTGGATAACCTTGATCGGGATGGTGCCATCTCTCCGCACAGCTTTTTCGAGCAACTCAACCGTATCCCCGACAAGATCATCCCCGATCTGTCCGCCACCAACGCTTTCACTCTGGTTGATGACCGACGTTTCAGTTGCATAATCCCAAGGGCCACGTGAGAAAATGCTGGGCGCGCTGGTATTTAGGATCGCCCGAAACGTACCGGCTGCCATCTCTACAGCTTGCAAAGCTGCTCGATATTCATCGAAATTGATCCGGTCCGATGCAAGCATGTCATCCACACGCATGACCATGTCTGTGTGCATCCGCGCGAAGGCCCAATCTCCCATGTTCGATGCTTCATTCATGGGCTTATCCTGGCTATCTGGGGGATGAGCTGATTCCGTACCAGACTCCAGATCAGACCACTTTTTCTTCAGCGCAGAGTGCAGGCTCTCCACTGACTTGCGCATATCGTCCGGCAGCGCTTTATCTGCCAGAAGCAACTTCAGCGCCTTGGCTGCAGCCTGCGCCCTAGCTTTAACGGTTGCCGCTTCCAACAACAATCTAAAATCCTTCATCGGACCTCCTATTGCTTGATTCGGGTCAACAGGTCACACCTGCACCCCGGAAAACGCAGTGGGCGTTGGTGCCCGCTGGGAAATACATCGTTGACATCGATCCAGCCTGCATCCTGGTTTTCTAAGCAACCTTCGCTGACTTTGCCATCCCCAACGGTATCCCAGGCTTTTTCAACACCGATTCCAGCCTCGGCCAAGTCACGCGCGACAATCAGGTTGCCCTCGGTGTACGCATTGCCGATCTCTGTCACGGCCACCAGGTGCGCCCGACTGTCAATGTGTTCCTGCGGCTTGCCCACTGCGAATTGCTCGAAGCGTTCGGTAATCGCTTCCGCTGTGCGCTGGTAAGACCAGCCTTCTTCGGCTGCCTGACTGATCAGGGTTTGCAAAATATCGCGCGTGGTTTCGTTGATATTGGTCACCATCGCCGCACCATAGTTATCCAGATAGCCCAGGGCGCTCGGATTCTTTAGATCCCACTTGATGCCCAATCCCAGGTCTGCGATCTGAGCCAGCGCGCCAATCTCTAGAGCTTTCTTAACGGCCTTCTCTATCGGGGCAGAGAACAGCTTAAGAGTTGCCTGCTCAACCTCGTACCAAGCCTTTTGCCAATCAGCAGGGGTGACCGCTTCTTTAAATGCAGCTTCCAATAGCAGAGCATGAGCCTCCCATGGGTCATTGCTTGTGCTTTCTGAAAACTTTGCTTTCAGGGTGCGCAACTTGCGCACAAATAGGCTGCCCTGCAGCCTGAATCCCTTGCGCATCGCCAGTTCGAGTGGCCTTACCATTCGCTCAGCCTTGGCCTTGTTCGCACCACGTTTGACAGCTTCATCCAACTCCAGGATCAAGACATCCAATTCATCCATCGTTGACCTCCACATGCTGCTTGCGCAGCGCTTCGGCGATCTTGCGAATCACAACGCCGATCCGCGCCTCGCTGCTGGTAACGCTGTTGGTTTCATCCGGGAACATCTCGGTCATGATCTCGTCCACATCATCGACACCGAGGGCATTCAATATCAGGCGTGTTCCCTGGGGTTCATCCAGGAGGCGGATATCCTGCCCGTTCAGAGTCAGGGCTGTGACAACGGCCTGTACCGCGGCTTGCATGTCGTGCTCAAGGATGGGCGGGAAATCAATGTCGAGCATGGCCTTAACATCCTTGTTCCAGGCCAGCTTGAGCTCGACTTCATCGTCATCTGGAAGTTCTGTTACCGTGCCGAGTTTGTTCAATGCCCCAGAAGTTGCTTTGACGGACCACATCAGCACAAAATTAAAGATGTTACGAAGAACATCGATCCACATGGTCTGGCGCTCGAGCATCATCAACTCAGTAGGCCGGTCCATTGTTTTTGCTGTGGCCAGCGTGCCTACGCTCACATCGCCATAGTAAGTTTCGGGTAAGCCTGCACCCGCTGCAGCCATGAGCAACAAACGCCTGCCATCATCTGCGCTAACATTCGCCCCTCTGATATTCATAGGTTGAAGATCCACGCCCTGGCCGCCGATAAACGCACTACCGGTGGTTGGGGCAGGATTGGTTTCCGCTCCAGAAGGTGGTGATCCCAGGGTGGTGCCAAGTTTGACTTTCGCTGCCAAGATGCCTTTTTTTCCACCAGGGGTGGTCATCTTCCAGGCGATCTTGCTCAGAGATTTGGTCAGGCTGGCCCAATCCTCTAAAAATCCTTTGTAGGCTCTGGCCCAATCGATACCTGCATAAACTTCTCCCAGGCCAAATTTCCAGTCAGAGAAACCACCAATCCGCACGTGATAAACCGGCTCATTCCAACGCACTTCAATGCTGCCAAATTTGCTGGGTTTCACCTTGGGGTTGTATTGCCAGCCCGGGTAATATGCCTGGCGTTGTGTGGTGTTCTTGCGACCGGTCTGCGGATTGATTTTTGTTTCCTTCCATTTCCGCAGGTAAAACCACGGACTCTTCGCATCGTTTGGATCGCAGACAATCTCACGAATCTCGTTCATCGGAATTGAGCGCACCCGTACCCGTCCATCGGATGGGCGCACGAAAAATACAAAGAACAGATTGCCATCTACTTGCAGATCAACTTCTTTCAACATCCGAGCCTGGTGGCTTGTGAGCTCTGCACGATTCTTTTCGTCATCCCAGAAAGCCTGCAAAACTTTGTTAATTTCCGGGTTCTTGGCTCGTACATTGATGCCCTGGGCCCAAACGTACAACGACTTAACCTGCACCTGGCGCTTGATCAGCGGGTTTTTGACATACATCAACCGCGACAAGTCGACAATCTTATCCAGCCCATTCCGGCTGAACTCCTGCTCGCTATCTGCAGACAAGCGGATGTAATTCAGATCTTCGAGCGCCAACTCTAACTCGGCCATTCCCTCTTGCATAAACTCCAGGGTATTGTCCAACTGACCAACCTGCTCCCGCAGATTGGCATTTTCTTGGCGCATCTCACCCAGCGGAATGCCCGTTACTCGCTCGATAATCGTTTCTCTCAAATCGTTCATGATTACATCGGGGAGATTTCCACCCGCTCCTGATAAACAACAACATCCTCGGTTTCTTCCTGGGCTGCGATCGCTTCCAATATTTCCAGTAACTTGCTTAGGCTGCTTGCTCCCGCATCAACCTGGTCATCATTTCTGCCGTTTGGAAACGCTGTGCATTCGTCAATAAAAGCCTGATTCCACGCGCCTCGCACAAGGCGGATGCGCCCACTTTGCATCTTCGATGCCAACGGTCCAGCTCGAACAACTTTGTCACCGCTGATGGGTTCAAAGGTTGCCCATAGTCCGTAATCGGCAAGCTGAGAGTTGGTTGCCTGAGCGCTATCCACTCCTGCCGAGCCTGGATCTTGCTGGTGGCAAATGATGAAAGGACCATAGTTCTGATAGTCTTCCACCCCGATTTCCGCGATTGTTTTATCGCGTTCTCCTGGGGTCATCTGAGAGCGGAAGACATGCTCGATGTAGAAAAAACCATCTTCCCCGATGCTGCACAGCGCACCTGCAGTAAAGTCACCGTTTTTACTGGCAGCTTTATCCCAATATCGAACGCGCGCTACCAACCTGGTTCCATCTTGGAATGTTTTTTGAAGTACCTTGTCGCCCGGACCACTATCAACGATCGTGAACCACTCTCGTTTGAAAAAGCCGCCCTCACGCGAATAAGGGTTTTGTTGGTACTGGCTCTCAAACTCATACAAGTCAATATTTAGTTTTTTCTTTTCCAACCATTCAGCATGGAATCGGGATGGCCAAAGAGCCTCGCCAGGCTTGCGTTCGAGCGGATCGGAGAGTGGCATGTATATGCCATCCAGCATGAAATCGCGTTGTTCCTGAGCATTAGCTGGGTAACTATCCAGAGCCAGAGCAGGAAGAAATACAATCTCCCACTGATCAGCACGCTCATCCTGGGCCATGCGCCGAATCAGACGCCCGGCCAGATCATCTGGATGCCACCTTGTGTGGAAAACAATGATCGCGCCATGTGCCTCCAAGCGGTTGTAAGCAACTGAGCGATACCACTCATCAACATCATCTCGCCTACCTTGGCTTTCTGCCTCCTGGCGTCCTTTCAACGGATCGTCGACCACCAACAAAGTTGCACCCATGCCAGTGATAGAACCACCGATACCAGCTGCAATTACTCCGCCTCGATGAGGCTGAGCAAGATCCCAGGTTGCCACACTACGACTGTCCGCACTCAATATCACCGGTGCTTCCAGGCTGCTCCGATCGCCAAAAACTGCCCGATATCGGTCTCCAACCACCAGCTCGCGCATCTGACGGCTGTTGCGGCTGGCCAAGTCTGCCGAGTAGGAAGTCAGGATTACCCGGCTATCTGGCGCTCGCCCCAATAGCCAAGCCGGAAATTTGATGGATGCCTGCTCTGTTTTGCCATGCCGAGGCGGCATCAGGATCATCAAACGGCTGATCCCTTCCCTGCCACTGGTTTCGATGTAGCGTGCTACCTGCTCCAGTTTGCTGGCCACATACTTGGCATGAGGCACGGCCAGAAATTTCGGGTCCACGTAGCGGCAGAAATCCAAAAAGCGCAGCTTTGACAGCTCTCGCCGCGCCAATTCTTGTCTGGCCTGTTTGGGCGAGATCTGACTGCGAGTGTTTGCTGGCGAAGGCATCATTCATCGCCTCCGTTACTGTTCTCTTCATACCCAGCTTGTCGCTCAAGTTCCTCGATGCTCATTACCTCTGCGCCTGAAGCTGATTTGCGCTTAAGCAAGGCTTCCAATTCGCTCTTTGGAACGTAATCACCACGCATTTCAAGCTTAAGCTTCAGGTGTGGGAAAAACTTGTAATCATCACCTGCTTTTGCAGCTCCTTCAGCGAGCGCACGAAAATCATCTGCACGAGATTCCCAGAGCGGTGCAGCTTGCAAAAGGCCGATTGCATCTTCGATGGCCGGGTTCCGTTTGCGCCAGGTAGATATTGCCCTGTCACTGCTTAGCCCCAGGTAATCCGTGGCAAGATCTTCTTGATTCGCTGGTTTCCGACCTATCTTGGGAGAAGCGCACCAGGCAATATAAGCTGCCTGCCGCCAGGTCCAACCCCACTCGATAAGTTTGAAAACATCATCCAGCCAGGCAGGGGGTTCTTTTGCGGATCGAAGCGCTTTTAGAGCTTGCCAGGCTGTTTCTCGACGCATCCGGGCTTCTTCTTCGGAAATATTCTCAATCTCGATCTCCGGCAAATCGAGATCAAGAGCAAGTTGTCGGGCTTCATCTCCCAAGATAAAAACCGGTTTTTGCATCGGCATTACTTATTCCTCGCTGATCGTGAGCGATCAGCCACCATGCCCGATGCGCGCACAAAAGTATCGTGGTTGTTGATCGACACCGTCAGCTCATCGATCCGGTCAACCAGCCGCTCTAAAACCTCGTTGTTGCGCTTGTCATTTGCAAGCCACTGGTTTTGCATCGTTTGCAAAAACGATTGCCATTGCGCATCACGTGTTTTAGCCTGAGCAGCTTCCCACTCGCGCTGCTTGTCACGCTCTGCATCTCTGGCTTCGTTTTGCTTTTCTTGCCAGGCAATCAGGTCTTTCCACAGCTTGTAAAAAGCACCTGCAACCATCACAATGCAAATTACCAAAACGGCGATGATCGGAAACTGCGTCCAAATATCTGCGGACGGTGCTGGTGTCATTGCTTACCCTTTGAGTAATTTCTCGTCGATCGCATCCACAACGATCTTGAGTATTGCGTTGTAGAGAACCGTCGCCGAACCGGTTAAGGCCATCGCATAAACGCCAAATTCAGCCAGCAAAGCCGCCAGTTGTGCCATATAAATGGATGGGTCGCCTGTCCAAATCGGAAAACCGCCTGCCGGTGGGTGGGCTACCATTGCCAGGCCAAAGGCAAACGCATAAACCGTGATCGTCAACCATCCACGCCCGATCGGCTTGGTCAGCGCTTTCGAAGCCAGGCCAAAGAGCGCAACGATCACCATTGCCGCCACGCTGATCACCGCAGCATCTGGATCGCTGCTTGAGATGATGCCCAATCCAGCCAGCGCCAAAACAACTTGTTGCCAGGAAAAACGTTTGAAGAACTCCATCTTGAACCTCCTGAAAATGCGTTTAAACGAAAAGCACCCGTCGCGTTCTATACGCGACGGGTGCTCATGCCGTCCAAGTCGCCCGCGCCAAAGTGCCGGGCCTGCTTGTTATTGATAGTGAAAATCAATATCAACTGAATACACTATCATCTTAAAACAAACTGACTCGCTTGTCAAGAGTCTTTTAAAGAACGCACACAACAAAAAATACCCGGAAAACCGGGTATTTTTGTTGTGTGCAAGTTATTAGGGAACTACAACCCTCACCCTTCTTCCTTGACGGTTGAAAGCATGCATTCTTTTTTCTTCTCTTTCAACTTTTGCTACGTAGGGTTCAAAACCGGCCTCGCCATTATCTTGGCTCATAAATTCTTGCAGTTGATGCTTGAAGTATTGCAGCGTTTCCCACTCTGCCCAGTCATCTGAGTATTTTTTAGCTTCTTCAAGCGCCTTCATGGCTTCGCTGATTTTGTTGGCGGCTGTGGCCATCTTCTCAAGTTTCTTTGTTGTGTTGGGGGTAAAAGGTTTTTGAGTTGTCATCTTGGGCTCCTTGTTGCGTTCATGTTCCCTCTGAGTGCCAAGTAAGTCAAGTCATTTATGTGAGAAGTTGGGGGAGATTTCCGGTCATTACACTCCACCTTTCCAGGTTAACCGCCACGTACTTGGGATCATTTTCCATAGCAACGCATCGCCGTCCGGTTCGTTCGCAAGCTATCAAGGTAGAGCCGCCCCCAGAAAATGGTTCGAGTACAAGATCGTTTGGCAAACTGGAATTTTCCAGAGACTGCTCAATCAACTGCAGGGGTTTTTCTGTGGGATGATCTTCAGATACTTTTGGCCGATCAATCATCCAAACGTCCGAAACCTTACGATTTATCACTTCGCGCGCTCGAGCAGCATCCGACTTCCAGCCATACCACATAGGCTCATATTGGGTGTGGTAATCTTTGCGCGAGAGCACCAGTTGATCTTTTACCCAAATGATCGTGCTCGACCAGTGAAACTTGTTGTCACGCAAAACCTTATCTACCACCGGCCATTCCTGGGCCCCCATCACCAGGTAGATCACCGCTCCTGGGATGCAAAAATCCCAAATGTTCTTCACAAAAGCTGCAACAAATTCAGGAAACTTGTCTCCGAGGTTGTCATTATTCATGGTTCGCTTTTTCCAACTCGGGTGATCGCTACCTCCATAGTTGACGTTCCAAGGTGGATCTGTCCAGCATAAGGTTGCGCGTTCGTTGCCCAACAGAAGCCCCACGTGGCCTGCATTTGTTGAATCCCCACACATTACCCTGTGGGCACCCAATTGCCAAAGCTGGCCTTCCTGCACCTGCCATTTCTTTTGGAATTCATCAGCACGCTCGAGTTGCGGCCCTGGGTCTTTTAATTCTTCTTTTGATTGTTCGAGCTCGAGAAGTAGGTTCATCAGTTCTTTATCAGTAAACCCCAGTTCAACTAGATCCATACCAATTTCAATATCATGAGCCACTTGCTCTGCATCCCAAGCCAGATCCAGTTCCGCCACCCGATTATCCATGTATGCCAAACGCCGTGCTTCGCCGGTGGGCTGCGACAAATCAAGATCAGTACGCTGGACAACGACCAGTTCTTTCCCATCGCTTGGAACGATCCGGATGCTGTAGCCCAACTTCTGGGCGGTTTCGTAGGTTTTGTTCCCTGCGATGATTGAGCCATCTTTATCGGCCAAGATGGAACGGCCAGCTCCCAGCTCTTGCAAAGATTGCTCAAGCAGCTCACGGCCTCGGTCTGTTCCCTGGTTTGCATTATTCTGGTCAGTTTTCAGCGTGCTCATTGTTTTCATCCTCCATAGATGCTGCCAATTCCATTAATTCATCAATGCTCAACTTGCTTAAGTCTTTTCCTTTGATTTTTCCAGTCATGGCCAAGAATGCCTTGCTGGCCGGTACGTAATCTCCCATCAGTTCAAAAGCCAGCTTGCGGTCATTGTGGCTTTTATATTCCGGCTTGACTGCCACAGCCACAAGCGCATTAAATATCTCTGCCCTATGCTTGAAAAGCGGAGAGGCCTGCATTTGGCGAATCATCTCTTCGATTGCCGGGTTGCGTTTGCGCCAGGTTGAAATTACCCGATCGCTATTAAGCCCAAGGTACTCGCGCGCCAGTAGATCCTGCGTTTTTGGTTCCCGGCTGACTCGTGGGGTGGATGCCCAGGCTATATATGCAGCAACCCTCCAGGGCCAGCCACCGCGTGTTAATTCTAGATATTCATCCAACCACCTGGGAGCACCAACTTTACCAAACAAGGAGTCCAGTGCGCTGCGAGCGGCCTCGCTGCGGATTCGCTCGTCATCGGTAATGGCTTCCCCACCTTCTGGTAAATCCAGATCGAGCATGAGCTGATAAGTCGGCTTTTGTAAAGACATCTTCCTACCTCCATATGGTTAAATGCGAAACGCCTATCATCCCTTTTAGGGATGACAGGCGCCTGTAGTTAGATTTTAGCACATGCGTTCTATGTTTGCAAGTCGCATAAGTACACTTCTCTGGTTACCCTTGAACAAGGGTCCGCCTTTTTGTCACCCATCGTTCCACCAGCCGCTCGGTCTCGTGCTGCCCAATGATCCAGGGTGTTGTGGCGTCACAAATGCTGCAATATAACTCTGGTGCCGTTCCCTCGATAGTCGCGGCTACACTTCCAGGGATAACATCAGCCTCGGCCTCCGTCATCGCCTGACGAAACAATTTCAACCTTGTGGCATACATCCGCCGCCCATTATAGACAACAGCTTCGCGCACAATCTCGCCCAGCACATGCCCGCCAGGGCACCTTTTCCAGTTCAGTCCGTCCATCGTCCTATCCTTTCAAGTGCATCCCGCCGCGTCCAACAGCGAGATATCCAGTCGGCACCCAGTCAGCCTGCAACAGGGTTATTCCCTTCACTTCTACAAACTCTTCCGCTCTGGCTGGCATCTGACGAATAAGCGCGAACAGCGGATCTCGGCCAGTTGCCAGCGCAAAGGCCACACCTGCCTCAGCCATTGCTTCGCTCACCCGTTGCTGCCCGTAATGCCAGGCCACCAATGGCCAACGCACCAGTTCATTTGGCTTGGGTGCAAAGTGCACCTCGACAAAATCACGCGCCGGCCAGGCAGCCTTGATGTGCCACATTCGCAGTTCGTCTGACTGCGCAGTAAACTCCCGGCCTGCGATTTGTTCTGCCGCCCAGGCTTCGAGATGCTCCCGCGAATTTGCCATCGCATGCAGGTGGACCACCCAATGAAAGTCCAGAGAACTTTCCAAAACAACCACATCACTCATGGTGCCTACTTCCGCACTTTCCACAAGTGCATGCTGGCGGACTCTTGAGTTTGACCGCTTCTGCCAGTGAGAGCATCTTGGTTTCCAACTCGCCCGCTTTCGCAGCATCGTATCGAACATCGAAAACTCGGTGCTCGAATGTTTCCCGGCAGATGTAAATGATCAGACAAGTTTTCCAGTATCCGTAGTGCATATACAACTGCACTTGATCCGTATGCTCATGGAGTGGCCGGTTTTGGTAACTCAATATCTCGAACTTTCGCTTCGAGACCGACTTGATCTCCAGCAAGTCGCCCAGGTTCGTTTCGCCATCAACGTGGCCACGGATTGCCGGGTTCGCCGGGCACATAACCTCGGCATTCAATGAGCCATCCTGTTTCACAAAACCCATTGCAGCCAGGCGCGCGATCGCATCCTGCTCGAAGAGATACCCCGCGTAGGCCATCTGGTGGGCAAAATCTGTGCCATTGAATCCATGCACCAGATCACTGTATGCCTGGCGTGGACACTTGCTTATGTTTGAGATACCGATATAATCACGCCTTTTTTCCAACTTACTGGTTTCCCGCAGTTGCAAAATCAGAGCAGATTGCAGATTTTGTGCATTCATGATTTTTCCTCCACGCCGATCCATAAGTGCCCAGGCGTTACCGTCCGCCAAGGGCGCACTGTCACACTTCCTGCCTGGTGCAGAGACTCGCCCAACATCGTCGGATGCACCAGGCAGCAATCCGGGCTCGAACCATACTTCTTTCTGAAATATTCAGCGGCTTTCTGTACCTTCACATCAAGCGCCGTCTTCGGGTCATTATCGAACCAAAGCATCCCTGTTTTCATTGCACACCTGCCTTTCCTTGCCCATTGCGGGCATACTTTTTCCATGTTCTTGCAAGTCTCTCCGGGTCTTTACCGGTCAGTTTGTAACGGTTTACGATTTCGCCCACCGGAGCATCCACAATCCACCGGTAATCTTCCGGAGATACATCAGACCAGCGCAGGCGGGTTTCCGGATGATCATCGGTAGCATCCGGAGGGCCTCCGGAACCATCCGTTACCACTCCGGATGGTTTCCGGATACTACCCGCTTCAATTTTTGCAATCTTCCGGCGACTTTCCTCTTCAATTTTGAGCATCCGTTCCTCGTGCTCCAGGCGTAGGCGCTCTTGATCCATTTGCCAGGCATGCTCAATCTCAGCGGTCTCGCGCTCAGCTGCTCGTTGTTTTTCATCTTCTGCCACACGCAAAGCGCGATCTTGAGCATCTTCCAATGCCACCTGGCGCTTATAAAGGTGATCTCGAAGCGCAATCATCAGACCACCGATCAAACCAAAAAGGCTCAACAAAGCAAGTGTGATCTTGCGCCACATATCGCCATCATCCAGGATGGCGTTAACCATCAGCACCGATACCAAGTAAACGAGCGTCCCTGTCAACGAAAGCCAGAATGCAGAATCAAAGGGCTTGCCATGCTCATTCTGGTTCTGAGCCAAAATATCCAGACTCGTTTTGATCGTTACAAAACCCAGAGCCTCAACGACAGCGCCGATGATAAAAGACTCAGGAATTCCAAACCCGAGCTGCGCCTGGGCATTATGAAATGTCATCGTTGCTGGGATCAGACCGCCAGCTATTGGAAGCGAGCTCGCTACCCAGTCCACTACAGTTATTTTGTTCAAAGTGCACCTCCTGATGAATCACCCGACAACCCCTCCCCTACCGTTTCCGTGGTCACGGAATCCGTGTGTACGGACGACAGGGCCGCTTTTTTTGCGCTTTCGTTGTTATGGGGTAGGGGATAAGCAATAATCCACTCCACCAGCACCCGCTCTCCTGTTGGGTTCAGCACAGCCCTGCCAGACTTAGGATGCCGCATGATCAGATGCCAGCGCACCAACCAGCTATGCACCTTGCGATAGCTGCCCACGAACATTCCAGATTGCTCCCAATGGTCGACTGCAACTGTCTCACCCGCCACGACCGCCCCGGCCCACGCCATAAAGCTCTCATAATCTTGCACTGGTGGCGCAGGGATTCGCTCGGTGCCGCCGCCCGGCTTTTCAACATGCAGCACCTGCTTTACCGGTGCCGCATGTTGCACCGATCTCCGCAACAGAGCAGTGACCACCATCGCGGCAGCCAAGCAAATCAAGGCCGAGGCCCACAGTGCTTCCACCCAAACCCTGTTCTTGCCCTCGTTGAGTTGATCGTGTGCCAGGTTGATCTCGTCGCGCCGCAGCCCGAAAGACAACATCATCGCATCGATGGTTTTGCCTTTGTTGACCAGCTCCTGCAGAAGGACTGCCTGCCCGGCCAAACGCTCATCGCTCTCAGACTTCTGGGCTAGTGCCTGCGCCGCGATCCTAGCCGCATCGACGATCGCAGTTGCCTGTCTGCCAGATGCTTCCAAGTTCTTATTCGCCGCTTCCAGGTTAATCTGAGCTATGGTCGCCGCCTCGTTGGGAGTCGGAGTCACGTAGATCGTTGGAGCTGGAGTCACAGTAACAGGCTCGATGTATAAAGTCGCCGTGGCCAAGATAACTGGCTGCCTATCTGTTTCTGGCGCAGCTCGTACCATAGACATTTCTTTCTCAGACTCCCAGAAATATGCACCGCACGCTGCCAGAAACAGTGCAAATAGAAGATAACCAATCGCAGATTGTTTCATCGCTCACCTCCCACGCTGCCATAAATCTTGCGAAGCGCATCCATGTAGTTCTCGCGGCCACCTGGTAACCAGCGCGACGAGTCGTCATTATGAAAGCCCTGGCTAACTACAAATTTTTCTAGGGCTTCTCGCGCATCCTTCACTTGAAGTAGCTTCGCCTGGTTCATTTCATCAGCCGCTTTTCGCTCCATACCATCCAAAAATAAGCGCTCCCCCATTACATCTGCTGCAGCATCAATATCCGGCACGCCCAGGTCAGTTGAAACCAACAAGCCCAATCCGAACAACGCTACAAGCGCCGCAAAAACAAAGAGGATTGCACCGAGAATCATGGTTTCATCTCCTGTAGTAAGATGCAGTTACCGCCCGATATCATGTAAATATTCATACTCACTCCACTTCTGCACGATTAATGAACCTTTATGAAATTCGCCTTTTTCCAAGGTTCATTAAATTTTGAATTCCTTTACCCATGTCAAAAAAATTGCCTTTACACTTGCCCGCAACACAAGAATTCATAATGTTCATAAAATATCTACCTCCGGTTGTTGTTCTTGCTTGTTTTTTCATGGTTTTGGCTTTCCGGGCCAATTTATGAACCTTATGCAGAAAAATGAACCCGGATAAGCCCTTTCTTTGGAGAAATATTTTGTTTTTTGGCCTATTTTTCAAAAAAATATTTTTTTTGCCCTTTACAGAGAATGGGGTTCATTAGCAATCACAACGGTTCATTAAATTTTCATCTCAACCTGTTGCGCCTTTTCTTCTATCGGCACTTCGATATCGCGCAGGCCAAACCGAAGCTTTCCGATCTGCAGCCTGGATTTATCCAACACAACCACCCAGCCCTTGCCAGTCCGAGCCACCGGCAGCCTGAAAGCATCTCGGCAAACGGTGCCGATCGTGTTAGCTTTGACCGAGTCCGAGTCCTTTTTCTTCTTCTCGCTGGCGTTTTCGTTCATATTCTCGGCATCCATGATTTCATTGGTCACATAAGCCAGGTCTTTGTAGAGCACATATCGCACCACACCGTGCGTGCCGAGCTTGCCCTGTTGCACATATTGTTTCCATTTCTCGTCTTCATCGACTGCGATCACTGCTCGCAGCAACATCGCCTCGAACGAACCGGCGCGCCGGTTCAGCTCATCCTGGTAGTTGTCGACCATGATCGCTTTGATGTCTTCCATCATCTGATCATCCTTCAGCATGTAAGCCAGGATCATCAGCGGTCGAAAAATCTGATTGATGCGCGGCGAAACTTCACGGTTGAACAACTTCACTCCCGCAGGGACCTGCAAAGATGGCAACCAGGTCTTCAGACGCCAGCGGATCAGCATATTACGCAGTGTCTGCGCATCAGTTTTCATTGTGGGCTGCACCACACCTGGCTCGATCCCAGCTTCTTCCAGTTCAGCCACCGTTTTCTGGAACAAATCAAAGGTAATGCACCTGGTCTCGGTCGCCGGATCTTTGAAGGCCCCGTACATCGTCATCAGGGTTGGTCCATAAACGTAGGTCGTGGTGGGGGTGTAAGTTGTGGTGCCATCTGGCTTCATGATCTGCATCATGGTGATGATCCTGGCCTGCTCGGCCATCGCACGTCCATTCAGCAGCGCCCGCAGCTCTTCCTGCATCTCTCTCGGGATGCTGTCCACTTCATCGATCATCAGGGTCCCGTCATACAAGTGCGCCATGCCCTTGAAGCCCGCCAGGCTGGTCAATGAACTGGTAATCATCATCCGGTAGCACACTCGCCCGATCAGCAGCATGAGTTCAGACTTGCCCGAACCCGGCCCGCCTCGCGCGCGCAGGAAGGGCAGCGCATCGAATGAGTCGTATACCCAGGTGAAGAGCGCATACATTGCCGCTGTCTTGAAGTCCAGGTGACGATCCATCAGGAAATATCGCCGCACATAGAATTCCAACTGAGCCAGCAGCTCGTTTGTGGGCTTATCCGGACCCAGTTCACTTGGTAGCATCACCGTTCCGTAGCGGATGTTGTCATCCATATATGGCTCGTAGCGAACGCCGTTGATATCCACGTATGAAGCCTCGCTGATCTCGCGTTTTTCCGGGTGCAGCAGGTCGATCTGCGCATATGCCAGGCGTGCCTTTTGCTTTTTTGCATCAAATAGCAGCTCCACCAGGTAGCCTTCAGTACCGTCATCATTGGTTGGGTACCAGCCTCCGGCAGTCGTTTCGCGCATCATGAATTTTTCATCATCATCCCCTGTTGCATCACCCCTGACCGCCTTCAGCGCCCGGTTGAATTCGGCATACTTCATGCCGGTTGCCTTCAACAACTGGGCAGCCATCAGCCCGACTTTCTTTGCTGGTATTTTTGCGATTATTTCAAAGGCCCGCTCGACCGCCTTCTCTTTTTCAGCGCTCTCGCGCATATCCCTGGCAGTTTTTGCTGCCAAAATGGCAACAGGAGTCGCGCAGTCGAGCCGATACTGCACCCGTTTGACCTGGCGCTCATCAGCCACACCGCGTTTCTGATATTCCTGGCGCAGATCGTTGGCATCCTTCACCGGCCAGCGCATGACCCGCACCAACGGACCTAACTCGTCGGCCAGCGGCCAGTCACCTTTTTTACCGCGGATGGCAGTTTGGCCAGCATCATCCCCGTCTGTTGCAAAGTAGATCGTCTCATGCCGGTCGACCAGCGTTTTGCCCCAGAACTCATCCAGGTGTACGCCTACCAAACCGACCGGCACATAACCCCACTGGCTCATTGTTATTGCATCTGGAGGCCCCTCGACGATGACGATTTCCTTGTCATCCGCGCGATAGTTATGGCCAAAATAAGGCTGGCGATCCCCCATGAATTCTTTACGAGGGTTGAACGATTTGAACTTTTTATCAGGGTTGTTGATCAGTTTCCCGTCATCCCAAATAAGGTTACGGCTTGAGATGTATGTAACCGTTTCATACAGCAAGTGCGGATAAACCAGCCTGGGGCTGCTCATAAACCCGGCAATGTATCCCTTACTGATATCGTCTGTTTTCAGCGCCTGCATCATGTTGTGCTTTTGTGCCCAGCCAGCCACGTCGCCGCGGAAACCAAGTACAGCCACAGCAGCAGGGCTTTCTGGATCGATGCCATTGGCGAAAAATTCATCGCGCATTGTTTTGATTTCAGCAGCAGTAGCAGATCCGCTGAAACCCAACCGAGCCTTTGTTACCGTTTCATCTGTCCACCCGCGGCCCTGGCAATACGCCTTCATTGCTGGCGTAGATTGCAAAAACCCATGAAAGACTCTGGTGGCGATGGTCATCACATCTTCACGAGCCTTGCCGGTTGCCCAGGCCGCGGCATCCTGCTTGGTCCAGTCCGGCAGTTCAAGGCCCGCCTTCTGGCAGAGATATTCAACCGCGGCCTTAGTGTCCATGCCACGCCGGTTCTTGATCCAATTGATGTGATCGCCGCCCTCGCTCTTAGAATTCCAGAAGTAGTAGATCTCTCCGGATTTCCGATCGCGGGTGATGACGAGGCTATTGCAATCTTCACGATCACCGCGCCAATCGTCGCGGCTTCCACGTAAGGGGAAACCTTCCTCCCTCACCAGATCTTCAAGGCGGAGCCTCTTTTTGATGTCTTCGAAGATATTGTCAGTCATAAGCCGTCCGTACCGCCTTTTCTAAAAAGTTGCTCGGATTTTCCGAGGTACTCAGTAATAGGCTTTTTGAAATCGCTCTGGGAATTTGACCCCCGCCCCCCTGCCATTCGTGCAACATAACCCCTTGATATGTTGCATGAAATTCGCTCGCCAAAGGCCGTTTTTTGGGGCACACCTGCCCACACCAGCCAGGGCAGGCATTTGGGGAAGTTTGCGATTCTTTCTACTACTGCATTCATCGTCACACCGCACCACTCTCACTCTGTCAGCCGGGTCAGGGTGTGACTGACCTGCATCTTGGCTGCTCTCACCCGCTTGGACATCTCGTCCAGTTCTGTCAAAGCGGGTGAAAGTAATTCATCCAAACCGGTGCGCTGGCGTGCCTGCTCGATGCGTAAGCGAAGGATACGTTCTGCTATCTCCCAGCCCACCAGCGCACCGGTGATGCAATCAAGATCTTCCTGCAGACGCATGACCTGGTCAGTCTTGCCCTTTGCTCGTGGCATCGATGACATCCTTCAAACCGGATAATGCTGCTTTCTCGCGCTGGCTGGCTTCACGCGCCTTCCAGATCAGGTCAACGACCCAGTCCAATAAATAGGTGATGGCCACTGCTGCGCCTGCACCAAAGATCACCAACCAAAGAACCTGCGCAACCGCACCGTGCTCTTCCTGGATTAGCCAGGCTGTGAATGGAACCATCATGCCTGCCACACCCAGCGCATATGCCGCAACACGCGGTAGTTCTCTGCCCTGCAGAACTTCTTTCCATCTGAAATAATGCAAGGCTATTTCAATGAAGAAGACCAGCACCACCAAAACAGGTATGTTCATTTTTTGCACTCCTAAAGATTGGCTGTAGCAGGAAGACTCCCATCAGAAATCTTCACATTTAGCCCGTTTGTTTTAGCTTCGCTGCGGCAGTCTCCGTAGCGGTCCACATGCCCGCACGGGTTTGACCAGCCATCAACCATCATGCAGCGACTTCCATCGTATGAGCGAATGCGATAGATCTCGCCGCGTGGCCCACCACACTCTGGGCACACCCAGGCCAAGCGCACATCTATTCGATAAAAACCTTCGTGCTCTTGGCATGCAGGGATTTCAATAGTTTTTATTTCTTCAGCCATCACTCATCTCCTCGTTACCAACGCCAGGAAGATGCCCAACCAGCTGGCCATCGAAACCACCAGCGCAACCCGAGCCAGAGTCAACATCGCCCTGCGCGCCATCACACACCTTCCACAGCCATGCGGATCTGCTTGTAACTGGCTCGAAGGTAGCTCATTGTTGTTCGGCTGTCTGAATGGCGTGCTTGCATCCGGACCGCATCGATCGCCACCGGCAGCGATGTTTCCTGCCGCAAGAAAACATCCAACAAGCGGTAGATATAGGTGTGGCGCAAATCGTGCGGCTTGACCACAATCCCGGCTGCCTGTCCGATCATCTCAATTCGGCGTCTGATCTGGCCAGTCGTGATGCGCTGACCGTTCCAATCGGTGATCAATGCAGCCCCAGCGCCCGGACGAACAGCCAGCCAGGCTTCTATGTCGCAAACCAGCTCGTTTGGGATAACCACGTCGCCAACTTTGCCACCTTTGCCTCGCACGCGGATCTCGTTCCGCTCCAGGTGCAGATCTTCCGCATCCAACCCGGCGACTTCACTCACCCGTAAACCAGCCCGAGCCATTAGCCCAAAAATAACCAGGTCGCGCGCGGCCAAAAGCGAGTGTTTTTCGCCGGCGCACTTCAGGTGCGCGCCAGCCATCGAAACGGAGGCCAAGTCCGCGTACTCGTCTGCATCTTTCGCCCTGGGAGGCAACTTGCTCTGCTCGGAGCGCTGGATGCGATCGGTCGGGTCATAATCCAGCATGCCGCGTTCGCGCATCCATGAAACCAGCACCCGCAGCGAGGCCAAACGCCGGTTCTGGCTATTGACGGCAGCCTTGATTGATTTCTGCCATTCAAAATAAGCCCGCACATCGGTGCGATTCAGGCTTTCAGCCCCAAACGCGCTCCCACACCAACGGGCAAAATGATGCACATCCTGAACGTAGGCTTCGATGGTTTTTTGGGCCCGATTGTGCTCATACAGCCACAGGGAAAAATCTTCTTGCCAGGCCAGCCCAGGCTTAACTTGAAAAGTCATGGTTGCCATCATCGCCCCCTAAAGAATGAAATGTTTCTTGAGAATATCGAGCTGCGCGCGGTTCCACATCACCAGCCAGCCCGTTCCGGTGCGGTGCTTGCTCAGGCCCAGCGAGCCCAACAGGCAACCGATCCGTGAGTGGGTGACATCGTCTGCGCCGGTCAGTTCTTCGTAGGCTGTTTTGGCCTGCTTGACCGTCATCGTCCAGTAGGAAATACCGTCCTGGCCTGAAATGCCCTTCTTCTTATCGGTGTGCAGGTCGAGCACCCGCACCAGTTCGCGCGCATCAATGCCAGCCACCGGCGCAGCTTTAGGAGCCACTTCGGCCAGTTCCATCAGCGTTTCGAGCGGCAGCGCATAGCGCTCTACATAAGTTTGATTTTCGTTCATGGGAATCACTCCTTTTGTCTCTACCCTGCCCGCGCAGGGACTTGGTTTTCATCAAAAACACACAGATTTTCTTTTTCGCTGTATTCTGTATTTGTCCAGTTCTCCACACCGCCCGTCCCGGTGACCTCGAGCGCGCTGAGCGCAGGCCCGTCCCCTGCGCTCTCGCGCTCGGCTTTTGCCAGTTCTTTTTCCATCAGATAGCGATAAACACTATCGAGCAAAAAGCACACGGCTTGCGGGTTGGGTTTGCCGGAGACGGTGTACTTGGCCACTACAGACTCTCTTTGACTTCCGGGGTTACTGACTGAACCAGACCTGCTTCGAGCAATTTCTCGAACTCAGGCTTGATGACGCGCTTCACGAGCGCTCCCTGGGCGCGTTTGCCCATTACGTAGTGCTCGCACATGGCCATGATCATGGCGTGCGTCTCGAGATCGACCGGCACTGTTTGGTACTGATATTGCTTTTTCTTTTCTTCCATCAAACATCTCCTTTTTAGTTCGCCCGCCGTGGGTGACCGGGCTCTAAAGGCAACTATGCGTTACCTTTTTGGTAACACACATTATACATATTTACAAATAGTTGTCAATATGGTAATCAAGTGTCACCCTATTGGTATTACCTTTATGGCAATATATATACACTTATGGACAATTTTGGCTCTTGGATTTTGGAAGAACTGGAAAAACGCAAAATGACCCAGGCTGACTTAGCCAGGGCCACCGATATAACAACGGCTCAAATGTCGCGTATTGTTTCTGGTCAGCGGAACGCAGGAAAGGATACGCTTACAGCTATTGCCCGTGCCTTGCATCTTCCCCCGCATCTTGTCTTTGAAAAAGCTGGCGTTCTCCCCCCAGAAAAAGAAAAAGACCCCTGGGTCGAAGAAATGTCCCACAACCTTGGCAAACTCACCGGCCTGCGCCGCTCGATTGCCGAAAGTCTTGTAAAGTCACTAATCGCTGCCGAAGAATCGGAAGACAAGTCCGCCGCCGCCCCCAAAGCCACCCAAACAAGATGA